TCTTCATGAACGTCGACTTGCCGCAGCCGTTGGCGCCGATGAGGCCGTAGCGGTTGCCGTTGCCGAACTTGACGGAAACGTTCTCGAACAGGGGCTTGGCCCCGAACTGCATGGTGATGTTGGCGGTGGAAATCAAAGCCTAGTCCTGCGGGAGTTTCATGGGGGCCCCGGTTTGAGCTGTACCAATTTCGTACCAATCGGGGCTTTTTCGGGCGCCGGATCGAGCTTGTCCAGCTCATGCCAGTCGGTAGCGGAATTGATCCAGCGGGCGTAGGTAGATAGTAACATCTGAACGCTGTGCCCAAGTTGCGTGCTGATGAAGGCTGGATTCATTCCCGACATCAGGCACATGGTTGCGTAGGTGTGGCGGGCGTTGTACTGCGGACGGTCGCGGATGCCGAGCTTGCGCAGGGCTGTCTTGAAATACCGATCGGTCGTGCTCGACTCTGTAATGTGCTCAGCGATCTTCGCTGGAGGGAACACATAGCGTGACTCCGGAAACGCCAGGTTGCGCTTGGCGCGAGAAGCGGCAATTTCTCGGGCCTGCTCCAGCGCATGCAGAGCGCGGCGGTTCAGCAGAACGATACGGCCACGCCCGGTCTTGGTTCGTTCGTGCACGGTTCCGCTCGCCACTACCCGGCAGACGTGAGCTGATTGACTGGCAATATCCACTTCATCCCAGCGCAGAGCCATGATCTCTGATGGCCGCATCCCGGTGTAGAAGGCGAACTCGAAATAGCAGGCGTAGACCTGGGACTGCCATTTCAGGTTCTCGTACAGCCAGGAGATGATCTGGTCCGCCTCTTCACGAGTGAATGGGTCAACCACCTTCTTCGGCTTTCGCGGCAGCTCGATGCTATCGACCGGGTTTCGCGGAATCAGCTCATCCATTACGGCTGATCGAAGGATTGCGCCGAGCCGCTGGATCGCTGAGCGCTTGGTCGTCGGCGACTTCCACTCCGTGTCCGTGATGATCTTGCGCAGCTTCATCGACGTGATCTGGTCGAGCGGAACGGTCGCAAGGTGCGGCATCCAGTACAGGTTCAGCGCCCAGAGGTAGTTCTGCCGGGTGCCGTGCACGATGTCGCGGGAGTTGAGCCAGGTCTGCGCGTAGACGCCGAACTGCGGCGAGAGGTTTTCCTGCTGGTATGAGGTCCTGGGGAACAGCTCGATGTACTTCTCGTCCGTGAGCATGCCGAGCTTGGAGAGTTGGATTACGTGAGCACGTATACCGGCTGCGGCCGTGACCCCCTCTTCGGTCGGCGGGTAGGCGAGGGTTTCGCAGCAGCGTTTGCCGGCGCGCATGAAGCGGATTCGGATTGAGCCACCGACGATTTCGACGCCAGTTGGCATACCCGCTGGCTTTCGAGCCATGCCTCATACTCCTTGATGCTGTAGTGGACCTTTCCAAACAAGTAGAACCAGACGCCTTTGGGGATCTGACCTCGGTTGCGACGCGACTCAAGGGCGCGGCGGGTTGTCTTGTAGATGACTGCCATGTCCTTTTCGGTCACATGGTCAGGACTGTGCTCGATCATAGGCAATATCTCCCTGCCCCGGCGCCGGCCGGGGAGTGGTGCTGGTGGGGTTAGGCTTGGCCTGTGGCCTTGGCGATGGCTTTACGGGCAAGTCTGGTAGCTTTGGCGTAAGCCATAATCATGCTCACATCGCCATCCTCTGCGCTTTCGTCGTAATCGATCAGCGCGGTGCATGCATCCAGAAGCTCTGGAGCAGCGGCTATCAGACGGGCATCTGCCTCGCTGTTATCATGCTTCACCTTTCCTACAGCAGGCATGATGACCAGATTGCCAATGCTGGCGATGCAGTAAGCGTCATCAGCCTTCTGAATCTCCCAGGGGCCAGGCGTGTACTTATGTTCAGGCATAGAAACTCCTCGCCACCCATGCTGGGCAGCGGCGTGAATGGGGGTAGGCGGGTTAGGGGAGCAGTTCGGCGGGGACGGCTAAGGTGTCACCGAGCTTGGCTGCGATGATGGCGCGGCAGGCGGCAATGAGGTGAGTGGGGCCACTGGCTTCTCCGCCGCAATCATTCAGCCCAGTGCAAGCAAAATACGCACTTGGGTACAGACCAAAGCCGATGCGGTGCTTTTCGATTAGTGGGCCTGCCTGTCTCCAGCGGGTACTAGGGCTGTACTGCTGCTTCGGTTTCTCTGATAGCCAGCATGTCAGCGTCCCGGCATTAGATCTGGATTTGAAAACAGAAACACCTTCCGCCTTTGCCACAGCCCAATCCAGCGCAGCCCCGCTCAGCTCTGCGGTCTTCACCTCGATCATCTGGCTCATGGCTTATCCCTCTTACCTCGCTTACGGCTTGCGACAACGAGCTGCTTGCTGGCTTGTGCCACACCGCCAGCAACGTCTTCAGGGAGGATTGCCTCATGGCAGTGAGGGCAAAGCGGCGCCATGGTCTTACTGCGCCATGCCTCGTCTAGAATTTTCACTGCTCGGCTTCTCGCCTGGAATTTCTCGGCCTCCCTCGCCTCCCGCAGGAGGCGGTTCAGCTTATTCGCTCCCGCGTTGAATACCTCACACAACCCAACGAAGGCGTCGAACGGCTCGACCTCAGATTCGCAGTCGCTGCACCAGATACGCCGTTCTTTGTCGTCGTAGACCAGCTTCTTGTGCCTGCAGGATGATGATGGGCGCCGCGTCATGCCGCGCGCGACGCGCAGATCTTCTATCTGGACAACCTTGAGACCATAGGTGTAGTCCTGCGGGATGATGGGGGCATCGCTCATACGCTCTCCTTGCGGCGCAGGTGGACGCGGTGGCGCATGCTCTCGCTCATACGTCACCAGCCTTAGCCGCGGCACGGTCTAGGCGCTCAATCTCGGCGATTCCCAGGGCGACGGACTTCACCATGTCGCGGCGGCGATCCGCGCTTGGCTTGAAGGTGTGCGGACCCCACGGCCAGATGGTAGTTTGAGATCCAGGCTTTCCGGCGCACAGCGCGTAGGAGGCGGAAGCGTCCGCCAGCTCGTTGCGGGTGTAGCCGTCGTCTTGCTCAGGCGCGAAGCCTTCCGCCTCGACCTGGCGGCGGCGCTCGGCGAGCACGTCGCGCACGGCGGGGCTCTCCGTTCGGGACTGGGCCTGGGACAACTCGTTGTGCAGGCTTGTGATTGCCTGCTCCAATCGGATCGACAGCTCTCCCTTGCCGGCGTGCTCGGCCCATTCGCGGTTCTCCAGCATGTAAAGCATGCCAGTGATAGCCTTCAGCTCCTCCTCGTCGCTGGTGCGCGGCGGGAACGGCAGAATGTCGTAGTCGCACTTGTACTTGAAGTCGTCCCAATAGAATCCGGTGCTGTCGCATCCCTGATCGTCCAGCTCCTCGGGACGGTACTCGACATTGGTCTGTATCGTCGTTCCGCTTATCTCGCCGACGCATACGCGCTCGACATCCTGGTCCCAGCCTTCGTCGCAATAGCCGCTGATGATGTCCTTGACCTGGGCGTCGCGTTCCTCGGCGGTGCGGTAGCAGATGAAGTCCTCCCCCGCTGGATCGAAGATGAAGTAGCGGAACTTGGCGCTCGGGAACGGGCTGGTCTCAATGTGCTTCGGCGGCTCAACAATGCGGGCCAGCGGGCGAGCCCAGATGCAGATCGGGCCGTCGTCCGTGTCGTGGATCGACAGGATAAACCAGCCTTCCCCTCGCGGCATGGTCGGCTGCCACTTGGCGCAATCGGGCTCGCCCGTCTCCTCCCATGCCCGGATCAGCTCCTCGGGCGCGCTTTCCTCGAACAACACGGTAGAACGCTCAAGCCCCTACGCCTCGTACCAGTCATGGACGGTTTTCACCGTCGTTCCTTCGTCCCACTCGGGATAATCGGGATGGGTCCAGAAGCCGTACTCGTCGCGCACAACTTCTGCCGGTTGAATCGGGTTCATGGTTACTTCACTCATATCGGTAATTCCTGTTGTGCCGCTGCACACTCAAGCGGGCCATGCGTATCCGGAATCGTTCGATCTCCAGACAGTGATGTATCGGTCTCGGCGCATCGTGTGATGCACGCTGATAACGTAGAACTGCCTTTCTGCAGGCATAGAAACTCCTCGCCACCCATGCCAGGCAGCGGTGTGAAGGGGGTAGGTGGGTTAGGGGAGTAGTTCGGCGGGGACGGCTGGCACCTAGCTCAGCATCATGTGGTCAGTACGGGATGCACTGGTCGCAGCTGGCCGTCCAGCCTTTCGCGCCGCAGCCAGGACAGACGTATTCAGGCGTATCCCCCCTCGCCGCCATGGCAGCGTCGAGATCTGGCCCGGAGACATATCGGCCAGATCTTGGCCCCTCCGGAACCGCTACACACGGAACGCCGTTGGCGCCTAGCAGTTCGTCCGGTAGATCCCTAAGCTGACGGAACAGCTCGGCGTCTTTGCACAGCACCTCGATCTCGGCGCGCAGGGTGTCGCGTTCAGCCATCAGTAGCTTCGTGTGATCGTTGGATGTCTGTAGCGCGGTACGTAGGCCTGCCTCGACAATCTGCAGCCGCTTGCACTCTTCGGCGAACAGTCGATATTCCTCGCGCAACTGGGCCAGCCATGCACTGCTTACCTGCTCGGTTCCTTGCGGCGAGCAGCCACAGTGCGTTGGATGGCCTTGCGGCATCATGCAATTGCTCATGCGCCCTCCTTACCCAGCAGGGCTCGCAGCAATCGCGCCGTCGTGTACCAGCCTTCCACGTCGAGAGCATTCGTGGCGTTCTCCAGCAGATCACGGGGGACCGGAACAACGTCAGACTTCCGCACTGGCTTTAGCGTCGTGTTCGGATCGCCCTCGAAGATCGGCAGGATCTCGTGATGGGCCTGCCAGTTGAGCGCCTGGTCGCGGTCGGCCGTCTCCAGCAGGAAGTCGGCCGTTCTCCATCCTATCAGCCGCTTCATACAGCCTCCTTGCCAAGCAGGGCGCGAGCAATGATCTGCGCAGCCATGTATCCGGCCCAATTGCTAGTTCCGGTCACGATGTCGGATGGCTTTTTGAGCTGCGCATCGAAGATTACGCGCAGCAGCGTATCGGTGTCCGGCTGCTTGGCGGCGGACTGCCGTTCGCCCTTCTCTACCAGCTCGTAGCGTTGCAGGATCGCGGTTGCCGCCTCTTCGCAGTCCTCTTCGCTAGTGCCGCACTTGGCGTACAGGAACGCGGTCAGGTCGCGGATTTTCTGGCTCATCCGCAGCGCCGACTCATGGTCGAGGCATTCTTGCTCCGACAGGAACTGCTCGCCGTCGTCGGCGATGAATACCGGACGCATTTCGCTACGCATGGTTGTTCTCCTTACCCAGCAGGGCGCGCAGCTCGGATGCTGACTCTTCAAGTTTGCGCATGTCTTTCGGGCAAACATCGGCACGACATGAGATCCATTCGATGATTTCGCGCGCCCGCTCCAGCGCTTCGCGGGGCACCGGCACGATGTCCGGCTGCTCGGCGGCGGGCGTGGCGGTGTAGAGCGGCCAGACGTTGAGGATCTTGTCGTCTTGGTACTCCAACAGGTCGCTGATTTTCACTCCGCCCTCATGCGTGACCAGCTCTCCGTCGTGCTTCCATGCCAGCACATACACGTCATCGCCTTCGCCATTCCAGTGGCTCAGGTAGCGAACCGCGTAGACCTCTGCAGGCTCCTGTGCTGGCAATGTAGGCTCGGTAGGGGAAGCGGCCGCAAGGCTCTCTTGAATCTCGCCCTCTGCTCGGGCCATCTCCCAAAACTGCTGTGCCCAATGCCCGGCGGGCGGCGGGTTGATTCCCTGCTTACCGAGCATCAGCGTGCCGATGATGCAGTCGATCAGATCGCGCTTGTAGGCGTTATCCCCATCGATAGACAGCCCGCGACGGCGCATGTTGTCGAGCATGGCATCAGTGGGGAGCTGATCTGGCTCCGGTACGGCCGCCGGGGCTGGCTGCTGGGAAAGGGCGGCTTGCCATGCACACCAGGCATCTTCCACTCGCTGATGCAGGTAGTAATGGTGGCCGCCATGGATGAATCCTTTTTCAGGCTTGCAATGGTTCATGTTCTCGAACCACGCTTCGAACTTCTCTCGGATCTTGTCACTCATTGGTCCTTCTCCTTCGCCGGCTCAACCGGTCGGTAGGTCAGGCATTTGCATTGGCCGATCCGGAGCATGGTCCGGCGGCAGTAGGTGGGGCGGTTCATGCGGAGGGCTCTCGGCGGGCCCATATGCAGACCGGGCCGTCTTCTGTGTCGTGGATCGACAGCATGAACCAGCCCTCGCCCTCCGGCTTGGTTGGCTCCCACTTCGCCAATGGTGCATGGCCGTTCTCAAGCCAGGCGTTTAGAAGGTCTTGCGGTACGTCGTACTCGAAGAACACGACGCCGCGCTCCAGCCCTTGCGCCTCGAACCAGTCGTTGACGGTCTTCAGCAGCGTGGATTCGTCCCATTGCGGAAAATCAGGGTGGGTCCAGCTTCCATCGGCGTAACGAACTACTTCAGCAGGTTGAATCAGGTTCATGTTTACTTCACTCATATCGGTAATTCCTGCTGCGCTGCTGAGCACTCGATGGGGCCATGCGGCAGGGCCAGCCTGTTCAAGCGCTCTTGCCATTCACTGAGCGATGCCTCGGTCAGCACGAAGGATCTATGGCATTCAGGCTGAAGAGGGCAGGCGTTGCAGCTGGAGCGCGACTTGAAGTTGTAGTGCTGTGCGCAGATGGCCTGCGCAGCTTCGGATAGCTCGGTCATGCAGCGTCCCTCCATTCATGGAATGAGCAATCTGCGGACGGCCCGGGCGCGGCCCTCGTCTGGCTTGTCGAGGATGCCCTGGCCGCCATCGCCGAAGTGCTGGCCCCAGGCGTTGTCGGCGGAGAACTGCGAGCTTGACCAGTACCACTCGTCCTCGAGCGCCTCGGCGCCACCATGGCGAAAGGCCTCGACGGCAGTTTGAGTGGGGCTGTTCTCGGTGTAGGGATAGCCGACCGGCACACTGCTGGGGTTTTCGCCGTGGCGGTACACATAGTTGCTGTAGGCGGTCGGCTTGAGGTTGCGGTAGATGATCTCCAGCTCGTCACAGCTGGGCAGGTACCAGTCGCTGAAGCCGCCGATATCCAGGGCGAGCATCCAGCGGGCCAGGTCGCTGCCGGCCTTGGCCATGGCCTGAGTGTTAGCCAGCCCGTCGTTATAGCTCTGCGCCCCGGGGATATTCTCCCCATACGGGCCCCAAGCCGCCTCTTCAAGCTCGCCCTGGGCCTTCGGTGAGACGATCATGGCGTAGGTGGAGCCGTTCAGGCGGAACAGTCCGGCGAGGAAGCCGCCTTCGAAGGGAGTGCCGATAGCGGGCAGGGGTACGTGTTGAGCCTGTGCGTTCATGTGTATCTCCGTTTTGATCTGAGTGGGTTTTCAAGCAAAGCGCCGCCGCGCTGCGCATGCAGCAGGAGCGGAGTAGATGGATTCAGGATTCGGCCCGGTCGAGCCGCGAGGCCTCGGCAGCTCCGGCCAGATAGAGCGCGTGCGCCACGTTTTCGGAAATGCGGATTTCGTGGCGCGGAATGGCGAGCATGGGCGCTGAGCCTTCCTGTCCGGCCGCGTTGGCAGTCACAATCAGCGACTCGACCACCAGCCCGATGCACTGCGGATCTCCACCCGCCAGCGATTCGAACTTGGCGATCAGGCCGGGCCGAGCTCGGTGCCTGAGCGGCTCCACGCCAGCAGCAGGTGGTAGCAACTGCACGCTGTCGGTGTTCAGGGCGAGTAGCTGAATCGCCTCGGCCTGCTCCGTGATTCCGTGCCAGGCCATCAGCTCGTGCGGCATGGGTATGACTCCTAGCCGAACCCGAAGGCGCAGCTCGATCTCACCGACTGCCTTGCGCTTGGCGGCTGTCTTGGCTGATCGCTCTTTCTGACTGGCAGCCATTGCTTATTCCGTTGGATGAATCGTGCATGCACAGGCGATCATGTAGCCGACGCCGGCTATTTTGTGTTCATGTCTAGGAAACCTACATCCTAGATGGGCACGAATACAGCGATTTAGCTTTTCAGGCTCAATGCCATCATTCAGATCAATCCTGCATTCTGGCATCGGTCCTCCGTGGAAAATGGCCTCGGCCAGCTTGGTGTAGAGGTTGCCCTCTTTGAAGTCCTCGGGAATGTCATCCCAAGAGGGCAGCAGACGTTCTGTCGAGAAGGCCCATTCAAGGTCAGTGATAGAGCTGATCTGCTCAGGCGTTAGCTTATAAGTCATGTTATTTCCTCAATCCTTCACGCATTGCCTGATATACCGCACTCCGCAGCGTCTCCCACTCCATCCCGAGGCAAAGGGCTATCAGCTTCCAGCCGCATCCTTCGTGGTGGAGTTCGTAGGCCAGCGCCAAATCATCATTTGAATAGGTGGTCCTCATGCCGCCTTCTCCTTCTGACTCCAAGCGCCGCACGCTTCAAAGATCCGGTCGGCCTGCTCCTCCGTAAGCGATACACCATTGGGATTTGCAATCCAGCCAGAGCCGATCACATGCGCCGGGTTGCAGGTATCCAGCAGCGCACGATAGTGCTCTTCCATCACATCGGCCAATGCATCGGATCGGTAAATGCCTTGCGGCGCGATTTCGGTTGCCTTGATGTAGCGCTGTCCGTTTTGGTCGACGCAGAACGCACCAATGTAGATCACCCATGGATGCGCGATGTCGCATACCGCATCGGCTACATGACGCCCGGGCGCGATATTCTTCGCGGTGCCGTAGTCAATCAGCCCCTGCCGTCCTGCTGGGTCGATGTTGACTACGGCGACGCGATACTGGCGCAACACGGAGCGGCTGAATCGCTCAAGGCGGGTGCGCATGTTATTGGGTTTGCGCTTTTTCATAGCGCCTCCGCTAGTTCCCGTAGAATCCGACGATCCGCTGCCGTGATCGCAGGACGCCGTCGCTTGAGCACCGTGTCCGGATCGATCTTGTTGCCGCGAGGCGGCATGGGCTTCGGCGTGAAGCCGACCAGCGTGGTCACGGGCTTTCCAGCAGAGACATGCTGATCCATGAGAGCGGCAATACGCCGCCGTTCCTGCTCCTTCGAAGCGAGAGTGTTGATTGCGTCGTACATGGGGTACTGCTCCGTAGGGATGGGCGGCGGGCGCCCCGGCGTTAGGCGAGGCGCAGGGATGGCTTGATTTCAATGTGGGCGCCGGGTACATCCTGGCCGTTTTTTATGGCCTCGGCGATGGCGGCCTTGTTGACCTCACACTTCCAGCGGACAAACTCGCTGTCGTCCGGGATCAGGCTCTCATCATCGATCACGACAGAGGGACGACCCTTGGCCAGCTTGGCAGTGAAGCTGCCGTCGACGGCCTTGATCTCCGTGATACCGCAGCGCTCCATGTTGTCGCGCAGATAATCGCGCATGCGTTGTTCGCGCCTCTCCAGGGCCTTGCGGCGTTCGCTGATATGCTTCTCAACGGCCTTTATCGCCTCGACTTCGGCGCCCAGGTTCAGAGCGAAGGCTGCGACGGCCTGTCCCTTTTGGACCAGTTCGCCCTCTAGGGCTTCCAGGGTATCGGCTACCACTTCATCCGGAATCTCGGGATCGGACAGGGCGATCAGCGCCTGCTGGTACTGCTCGGCCATGTGGTACAGGGAAATACTCATGATTTGCTCCATGAAAAAGGGCGCTCAGTGGCGCCCAGGTGATGTCAATCGAATGGGATATCGTCGAGATCGTCATATGGCGGATATTGGTCGTATCCAGCCGGAGCAGCGTTTGACTGACTTCCCTTGGGGCGACGATCGATCAGCGGCTTGGTCATAACTCCCTGCACCATCTTTTCCAGCTTGGCCGGCGCCCTGCAGTTCGGGTCCAGAATCTCGGATGCGGTCTTCTCCGACTCGGCGCTGAATGGCGCGTAGATAGTCGGACGCGGTAGGCCCTTTTCGCTGTTCTTCTCGATTTCCATCTGGATCAGTAGGCCAATCGGCTTACCCATCAGCTCCGGGAAGCCTTGCACACTGACCTGCTCGCGCTGCTTGGTGTCGGTGTTCCACTTCTCAACAGTGACCGGCTTCGGGTTGCCGACGTTGCGCAGCTGCAGGCAAGCCATGATGGCGTTCACCATCTCATAGCCACCCTTGTTGCGCGTGCCGTGCTGATAGCTCAGGTTGACGTAGAACTGAGCTTCTGCGCCTTCACGACTCTTGAAGGTCAGGCCTATGCCGGTCGAGCCGGTCGACTGCTTTTCCATGTACTCGGCACGGGTAAAGGTGCCAATGTACTTGCCGGCCTCGTCAATGAAGGCCGACTTGTTGTCGGCGGCGCGGGCGGCATTGGGATCAAGGTTAAACATGGGTGATCTCCGTCAGGCTGCTTGTGTCAGCTCGTAGTAGGAACAGATGGCGGAATCTACGGCCGCCAGGTCGTTGTCGATCATGGTGTCGTCGAACATGCCCATGGGCGCCTTCGTCGTGTCCGATCCGTTGTTGCGGGTGCTGAACAGGTGCTGCCCGTCCTGCACCGTGGCGCGCAGGACGATGGTTACGAGCCCTTCCAGGGTGATCTTGTCGTCCAGCAGCTTGCCGATGGTCTTCATCTTGGTCTGGCCGGCTTCGGTTTCCTCGGTGTGACTGAGGATGTAGACGCGCACGTCATCGGGCAGGTGGAGCAGGGCATCGAACACGTCCCAGCAGTGCCGGCCAATGTCGCTGAATTTCTCGAATCCCTTCTCTTCGCTGCGGCGCATGAACTCGTTGGCCAGCAGGTACTGGAAGTCATCGATGATGATGACTGGAACCTTGGTGGCCATCTTTTGCGCTGCGGCGATCATGCGGCGGTAGTCGTCGGTGACGACCGTGCGCGCCTCCCAGGCCTTGGCGCCCTTGAATGGCAGGCGCTTGCCGATGACCTGGATCAGCCCGCAGTTTTCAGGCTGCAGACTGCGCATCGACGTACTCTTGCCACTGCCGGACTTGCCAAGAATGAGCGTGACGGTTGCCATGGTCTTCCTCAGTTCGGTTGGTTATCCCACTGCCGCAGGATGCGTGCGGCTTCGTCTTCGTACTGTCGGCGCGCTTCGCCCTGGTATCGCTCGGGGAAGAACGCCCCTTGCTGCGCCCAATCAAGCTGGGCAGAAAAGCGTGGATTGCTCATGGCGGCCTCAGTAAGAAATCGTGACGTTGGGAATCTTGCGCTGCGCAATCAGGATGATGGCCTGCTTGGCGCATTCCTCGGGCATGCCGCCGGCGATGAAGGCTTCCAGGGCGGCGCGGTTGATCGCCGCCTTGTGCTCCTTATCTGCATTGCGGGCGGCCGCTTCTCGTTCTGCCCTGGCCTGCTCATCGTCTTGCCGCTTGATCTCGGCTCGGCGCGCAGCTTCGGCTGCATCGGCGGCGCGCTGTTCTGCGGCGATCCGCTCTTGCTCGGCACGCTGCTCGGCAGCAATACGGTTCGCTTCAGCCTGGGCCGCCGCGCGCTCTGCCTGCTCGGCCTGCAGCTTCAGTTCCAGTTCCCGGCGCTCGGCAGCGGCCCTTGCCTCCTGCTCGCGGCGAATGGCTGCCTCACGTTCTGCCTGAGCACGCTGCTCGGCCTCGCGCTGGGCGCGCTCAGTGGCTTCCCGGGCAATGCGTTCCTCGCGTTCTTTCTGCTCGCGCTGGGCGGCTTCAGCGCGCAGGAGTTCGAGTTCTGCCTGCTCGGCTTCATATTTCTCGCGCTTAACCAAGGTTTCGCGCAGGATGGCGAGGCTGGAGGCCTTCACTCGGTACGCTTCTGCTTCGAACTCCTCCCATGAGGCGTCGATAATGAATGCCTCAGCTTCTGAGACTCGATGGCGGAGTGATGCGGAATCGAATGCCTCGATGCCAGTGACCAGCGACTTGATGTGGTCGATTGCGTCGGTATGCCTGGAAATCCGAGCTTCTTCGGCAGCTTCCCAATCCGTCAGCGGCCGGCGCACCTCGTCTTTCCAGGCATCCAGCGTGTCGCGCATACGCTTTCGCTCTGCATCGATCTTCTTGGGGATCTCCTTCAGCTCGGCGACCAGCTCCTTGCCGACGTTGTCGAGCGCCGTCTTGGAGCGCGCTACCTTGTGCGCGATGGAGGCGATGGCGTCGCGGCCCTTCCTGGTCGAAACGTCTGGCACGAACGCATCGATCTCGGCGAGAATCCGTTGCAGGTACGGGTCAAGGCCGTTTGCAGCTTGGAACACCTGCAGGGCGGTTTCTTTTGGCGGAACAAGCGCAATTTCGGTTGCGGCGGTCATGGGATCTCCAGGCGCGCCAACTCCTACGGCAGCGCGCATGCGGTGAAATGGGAGGGGTTACTGAGCGATCCAGCAGGCCGCGCAGAGCGCAGTCCAGAGGACCAGGACGGTGGAGGCGGTGCGCCAGATGGCGTGGCGGAGGGTGCGCTGGCGCTTAGTCATGGTATCGACCGGCCTATCTCTGCTGCTGCTCTTACGATGGCGCGCCGGTTCGCTGTAAACGGGTTATCGCCAAGGCACTCGCAGTAGCCAAGGCCGGTCTCCGCCATGTTCATCCCGGCAAATGCGTATGAGCTGTCTGCCGTCCTGAGATCCAGGCCAAGCTTCACTGCCAGCCGGAAGGCATCCCCGTCGTCTTCGAGCGGATTCCACGTAGCCTGGCGCACATTGCAATGTGCCGGGCGAAGATAGGGCCAGCATCCTTTAGGGCCCCAGCTCAAGTGCAAACCGGCCGCCTTCGCTGCCAGCTCCAGCAGTTCACGGTCATCCATGCCGCACCTCGACATACCGGCGCCCGCCTTTGATGGTCATCGCCGAGCAGATCGGCGTGTCGATCAGGCGAGTTTCACGAGGAATGCCCAGGCGCTGGGCCAGATCCTCGCCGGGGGCCAGCAAGAGAGCGACAGGCTCCAGCTCCTCCAGCTGCTCATCGATGAGCGATTTAACCGGCCGCGTAGTCATCCTGTTCCTCCTGCATTTCCACTTCACGCTTGATCTCGCGGTCGATCTGCTCTTCGATAGCCAGGCTGACTGCCTCATGCACTGCGGTGCCAATCTTCTCCTTCGGCAGGGCGCGTACGAACTGGACGTCCGTCAGCACGAACGGCATGAACTGCGACCAGAACAGCTCTCGCTGTGCCTCAGGCGCGCTGGCCATGGCCTTTTCGATATCGCTCCAGGTGTACGACTCGCTGATCTCGTTGGCGCGCGTGTCTCGGCGCCGGGCATAGCTTTCGATCTTCTCTTGCCTGCGGTAGTGGGCGGCGGTATCGCTCGCCACAGGGCTAATGGCATGTAGCATGGGGATTACCTCGCTGTTTGCGCACACATCAGGCAGCCGTCTCCGCTCATTGCGGGACCAACGCATGAGTGGGGAGGAAACGGCTGTCTGGATGGGTGCGTAGGGAAGAGGGGATGCAGATGGCCGGAGCTGATCCCGGCATGACTCGACGACCTTTCGGTCTTCATATGTGCGGGGGCTAAGGCCTAACACCCTTATCCGCCTATTACAGTTGCGCCTTCCTGCCTTTCTTCAGCCGGCCAGCAGCCTGTTCGCCTGCGCATCAGCCTGCGCATTCACCTGCATCGGAGAGTGATCAGCACCAGGGCGCTACCCCTGCTTACTTCCCGCCGTCATTTCTCGTATTGGCCGGTCATGCCGGCACAGGAGGTTTACGGGGCTTTGCTCTTCCTAACGTTGCAGCGCGCTTGCGCACGCCGATCACTCTCCGATGCATCCTCTCTTGAGGAAATGGCCCGTAACGTGGGCCAGCCGTTCGCTCTCTCGGCAGCGGCGCGACTACCGCCAAGCAGCAGGCCACGGACATTCATCCGTCACCTTGCCTTCCTGTTTATTTACGCTGCCAACGCGCTTTGGTCCGGTGCCGCAAACACTGACCTGCGGGTGTTGGTGGGGCCGCGCTAACGTCGGCAGCTTGCGGAACAGGCACCGCCTGGGGCGGTTAGTTTTCGATCTTGCGATAGCCGACGTCGTAAAGCCGCTCAGCTTGCGAACGCATAAGCCCATATGTGCATGGGCCTGACGTGTACTCGTAGTCGGACATCATCTTGATGATCGCTTTCTCCCGCGCCTCTGCGGCGATCTGCTCCGGCGTGCGGATGGGGCGGAATTTGCTGGCTATCCCCCAGCCAAGGGTTGCGCACTCAATATCACGCCCAACAGCTACATCCGATCCGCCGAAGCTCGTGTGCGCGATGATTTCCACTCTGCGCCACGAAAATTCATCGCCACGAAGCTCTTGCCCAACAGTTCCGTGGATTTCGCACGCCATTCCAACCGGCGGAAGCCCGGTGCCATCCCATGCCGGGCCGCTGTTGTCTAGTTCACGACCGAAAGCTTCCCGAAAGTAATCGCTCATCTCTTTATCTCCAGTAGATTTCCCCTGATGCGCCCCGCATGAGGCGCACCGGGAAATCGGCTGTCCCCTGACATCCGCCCAGGGATCAAGGCGGGGCGCATTGCTTGCCGGGTCATTCGCACGGTTCAGCGTTTCGCTTCGATCAGCCGTCGAGGGTGCTCCTCGCGTTGGCAGGCTTTCAGGCCTGTCTGATCGCCGGTCGCCGGTAGAGGCAATGCGGTCTGTTGGTTTGTTGCGCTGATTGTTAAAGAGCAGGGCCGTTTGAGGGCCTGACGGTGTTGGCCGTCGATGGGGAAAATATAGGAATGCCTGTTTTATGTGTCAATAGGAATTCCTATATTTGTCTCCAAAAATAAGCCCGCACTCGGCGGGCTCTTCATCATTGCTCGTGGCATCTCCATCGGAGATGAATACTCCCGTCATCATGGCGCGTCATCGAGACGCCTTCCGTTTCCTGGATCTCATCGAGCAGGCGCTCCCAGTCTTCCGGCAGATCGCTTGGCCCAGGTGCTAGGCAGGCCTGTTTCTCAAGCTGAGCCCTCGGCGAGCCGATCACCTGATTCACTCTCCGGACCAGCTTTTCGTAGCTGGAAACCTCGACCTGATGGGAAATGGTCCTAGCCTTCGCTCGTGCCATACAGTCTCTCCTTATTGCTTCGCTGTATAAAAATACAGTACCCATGGCAAAAGGCTACATCAAGCGAAACGAGCGGATGCGACTTTGGTATGTAAAGTTTTCGGGCAGGTAGCGCAGGGAGATAGAAGGGTTCGGTGTAACTTGTCTTTAAGTAGCTTAAAGGCTACATTTCAGCCATGAATGAAATCGTCCACTACCTGACCGATACCGGCCGTGACCTTTACCAGGAGTGGCTGGATCGGCTGAAAGATCGAACAGCCAAGGCGCGCATCACCATGCGGATCAACCGCATGTCGGTCGGCGCCTTCGGCGACTGTAAACCGGCACGGGAAGGCGTGTGGGAGCTGCGTATAGATCACGGGCCCGGCTACCGGGTCTACTACGCACAGGCAGGAAAGCGTCTGGTCCTGCTCTTGTTGGGCGGCGACAAGCGCAACCAGCAGGCCGATATCGAGAAAGCCATCGAGTGCTGGAATGACTACCAGCGGAGGACGCCATGAGTAGAGCGCGCAACCACGACGAAACCGTTATCGAGATGATCCGCAACGATCCTGACTTTGCGGCGGAGTACCTGCGTGTGGCTTTCGAGGAGCTTGACGAGGAGGGCGGCGAGGCTGGCTTCCTTACGGCTCTGCGGCATGTGGTGGAAGCCCGCGGCGGTATGGCCGAAATCGCTGCCAAGGCCGGCCTGTCCCGCGAGAGCCTGTATCGTGCCCTGTCGCCAAGGGGCAATCCTACCCTGCGTACCATGCGCCAGGTGGTACACGCTACCGGCCTGAAGTTCGCGGCGATTGCCTGATAGCGGGGATTCCGCCATTTACGGAGGAGTGGTCAAGCAACGACCTTCCCTGGCGGGACGATAGCGGCGACGTAGTGGATGGTTTCAACCTGCTCGATAGGGATCGTCCTGCGCCCGTAGGCGTCATTCACCGATTGGACCGTTACCTCTTCATCCGTCGCCCGAAGTAGCTCTTTCAGCATGCTTTCCCCATCGCGCAGCCGGATCATCACGTATTCCAGCGGAATCAGGCGGTGATTCGGCTCGCATACAGCTATCCATCCAGACTTGATGGCCGGAGACATGGAGTCGCCCTTCAGGCGCAGCGCATAGGCGTCGCGATCCATTGAGGGCAATTCGATGTAGCCGTCTGCAACTTCCAAGGCATACCAGTAGCCCTCAGTCCCCATCTGGGCGGCGCCAACGATAGGGATCGCGCGCCAGGGGCTGGTGATGGGCGGGCCAGGCTCGAGAACTGCCTCTCCGCTATTGCCTGAAAGCATTTCCCCCGCGCCAGCCTCCAGCCATAAAGGGCTTACTCCGCATATGGCTGCAGCCCTGGCGCAATAGCTAGTGCTGGCCGTTTTCCCGGTCTCGATCTCAGAGATCGAGGCTTGGGAGATATCCAGGCGCTCGGCTAATTCTTTCTGCGTAAGGCCTGCATGCTTGCGCGCAGCCTTGAATCGTTGCTTGAGGTCCATCCGGGAATTTTTACAGGTCAACCTATATTCTTGCAAACAGGTATCCCTGTATCCTAGGATATAGGAATTCCTGTTTGAGGTAACTCCATGACTATCTTCGAAAGGCTCGTGAAGCACTTCGGAACCCAGGACAAGGCCGCCGTCGCGCTTGGCGTCAAACAGGGGACTGTTTCCGGATGGATAAGGGGAGAGCACGGCATGAGCGCTATCACCGCTATCCGCGCCGAACAAGTCACCTGTGGCGCTTTCCGTGCCGTAGAGCTTTGCCCAGCCCTCAAGCGCGCTGAGGCCGCCTAATCCTTTTTTCATATTTCGCTACCCGCAAGGAGCCTAGCCATGCATGACCAAGAAACACCAAAACGCAGTGCCGCATAGGATCCGAATGCCATGACTGACCTTGCTCAGATCGGAATAGCCCTGCTTGCGACGATGCTGGCTTTCATTGCCGGCCATGCAACAGCTCGTCGTTCCAGCAGTGTGTGCCTGGTAGACAAGTGGCCACATGCGCATATCCAGTTCGACTCCGACATGAGCCAGGAGGATGTTCTGCGCTTCCTGGACATGACCCGCGAGATGGTACTGACCGGTGAGCTAGCCAAGCCCAATAAGCCGAAGGATGAGGGTTCCAGATACCAGGGCGAGAAGCCACTTGGAGGCGGTGATGATTGACGCCTTGTGGTTTTCCCATAGCCGCCGAAGCGGAGGTCGGTCGAACCCCATCATCGAGAAGTGTTCGCTGTCGCGGGTGTACAGGCTCAAATCCCAATTCTTTTTCTTCCAGCGCCGGAAGGCGTCCTTCGCCAATTTCATGTCGGGTCTCCGTGGTCGTTTCGTGTGGAAGCAAAACGATACCACGCAAGCCCCGGCACCTATTTGAGTCAGCTTGCCAGCATGACATGGCCAGCTCCACAGAAAGAGCAAAGAGGTTTTTACAGATGGACGAATTCCTGCGGGCTTGCCACGACACGGTGAAGGACAACGAGGCAAAGGCCCTGGCCGCCAAGATGGGGCTTCCTCACGTCAGCCTGCTGCAGCGGGCCAATCCTGACAACGATGCTCACAGGCTGACCATCAATCACTTGTTCGGGATCCTGCTGCACACCGGCGATATGCGTCCGCTCAAGGCTCTGGCCGAGGCCTTCGGTTTCGACTTGGTACCGAAGGGGAGCATCAAGGCCGAAAGCCTCA